TCACGTGCTTAAAAGAAATAACAAAAGCAAGAAGTGGGAGTACGGTTATAACAAAGAACATGACATAGTCGTTATAAGTAAGACTGGTCAAATAGGTGATGTATATGAAATACAAAACCTTAAAATAGCATTACCACCTTTTAAAGGTAAACTAAATAAGGATAAAGACAAATGGTCTAGAGAAGAATATCCTAAAGAATTAAATAAAATAAAAAGTGTATTTGAGTGGAATAAATACCCAGAGCACTTTAAAGAAAGATGGTATGAGTATATTGACGAAGAATTTAGGCGTCGTGACGAAGGTCATTGGTTCAATAACAAAGGTGTTGCTACTTATCTTACTGGTACTCATTACATGTACTTGCAGTGGAGTAAGATTGACGTTGGGGCAGCAGACTTTAGGGAGTCAAACAGATTATTCTTTATATTCTGGGAAGCTTGTAAAGCAGACACAAGATGCTATGGTATGTGCTACCTCAAAAACAGACGGTCTGGCTTTAGCTTCATGGCATCAGGGGAAACTGTTAACCTTGCAACAATATCAAGCGACGCAAG